TGGCAATCTCGATGTCACTGGTTGGGGTAAAGATGGAGTTACATCATCGTCTAATCCTTATCAAGATAGTAATCATCAGCACCCAACGAAAGAAAACCTAAATCACTTTGATAGTAATATACAGTTCTTGTATAGACCTGCATTTGGACTTGATTTCAAACACAGTCAAATGTTTAGGTCTTATGTAGCATTGAAGGGTAGTAGTCCTCAAGAAAACTCAAACTTCTACAGAGCGACTGCTGGTGGTAAG